TTCCGCGAGACATTGTCCGCCAGCCTGCCGTCGCCGGAGGTCGATGGCTCCGCCCGCAGGTAGCCAGCATGTGAGTGAGCGATGACGATTGACGTGCCGCCGCTGGCCAGCGGGCGTCGCACCCTGTTCGAGGCGCTGATCGCAAGGGCGACTCCCGTGGAGCCGCTCGACATTCCCGAATGGGCTGATGGCCATCGCGTCGTCTCGGCGAAGTCCGGCTCACCACGGCCCGGCCTCTGGCGCACCGCGCTGATGCCGCACACGGAAGAGCCGATGCGCTGCATGCATCCGGATCATCCGGCGCGGCGCGTCACGCTGAAATGGGGGGCGCAGCTCGGCAAGACCGAGATAGGCGTCAATGTCTTCGGCTATTTCGTCGATCGCGCCCCGGCGCCGATGCTGATCATGCTGCCCTCGCTCGACGAGGCGATCAAATACAACCGGATCAAGCTCCAGCCCACCATCGACGACAGCCCGGCGATCAGGCTCAAGGTGAGGTCGGACAACGACCACAAGGAGCAGGGCTCGACCGGGGCGTTCAAGGTGTTCCCCGGCGGCTTCGCGCAGATCGTCTCGGCCTCGTCGTCCAAGGCGCTGCAGATGATCTCGGTCAAGCTGCTGGTCGCCGAGGAGATCACCGGCTATCCGCTGGATGTGGATGGGCGCGGCCCGCCGCTCGGCCAGGCCATGGCCCGCCAGAAGGCCTATGACACCAATCTGAAGCAATTGCTCAGCGGCACGCCGGGCCTCTCCGGCATCTGCGAGGTCACCCGTCATTTCGAGGAGGGCGACAAGCGCCGCCGCTATGTGGCCTGCCCGCATTGCGAGGCGCGGCAGATCCTCACGCCCGATGCCCTGCAGGCGCCATCCGAGGCCACGGGCTGGCGGGCCTCCTTCGCCTGCCTCTCCTGCGGCGGGGTGATCGAGGAGGAGAGCAAGCCCGCCCTGATCGCGGGCGCGGTCTGGGTGCCGACGATCGATCTGCCACCGGATGAGCCGGATGGCGAGCCGGCCAAGGTTCCGGATGTGTTCTCCGGGTCCGATCTCTCCCGGTATTCCTGCGCCCCCAAGGAGGGGCGATGCAGCGCCATCGAGCCGAGCTATGCGCTCTGGACCGCCTATTCGCCGCTCGAATCCTGGACGACGCTCTGGAACGAATGGCAGGAGGCGAAGCAGAGCCCGCTCCGGCTGAAGGTGTTCTGGCAGCAGTATTTCGGCGAGTCCTGGGAAGAGACCGGCTCCGAGGTCGAGCACGAGAAGCTGCACGCCGCGCGGGTCGAGGTTCCCTCGCGCATCGTCACGCTGGCGCGGCCGCTCGTCACCGGCTTCATCGACGTGCAGGGTGATCGCCTCGAATGGGCCGCCTATGCATGGGGCCCGCAGGCCACCGGCCAGCTGCTCGACAAGGGCGTCATACCGCATGCGCCGGAGACCGCCGAGGCGGTGGCCGGCATCGACGCGCTTCTCGCGCAGACATGGCCGGCGGAGACCGGCGGCGTCGCGGAGCCCGCGATGTGGGGCATCGACGGCTCGGCCTATTCCAGCTGGGTGCGCCTCGTCGGGGCGGGTCGCGGCCACCGGCTCCGGGTCTGCGAGGGTTCGGAGAAGCGGCTGTCGCCGATCATGGGCACGCCGAAGCGCCGCGAGGTCAAGGACCGCTATGGCAGGGTCATCACGCGATGCCTCGTCTATCCGACCGGCGTCTTCGACCTGAAACACACGGTCTATCGCGGGCTGCACCAGATGGTGCGCGGCCCGGCCGAAAGCGGGGCCTGGCTCCCCGGGACGATCCTCCTGCCGCGCGATCTGGTCGATGAGGCCTATTGCCGCCAGCTCACCGCAGAGGTCTGCGTCGATCCGCAGCAGCAGGCCAAGGGCAACGCCCGCCGCCGCCTGCACCAGAAGCCGGGCGATCACCGCATCTGGGTGAAGCGGGCCGGTTGGGCCAACGAGGCGCTCGACATCGCGGTCGGGTGCCGGGCGCTCGCCTGGGCCTGTCAGGTCGACACCATGGGGCCGGTCCAGTGGGATCGCTGGCGCGAGAGGCTCGCGCCGCCCGAGGGCGCCGCCGATCTGTTCACCGTCGCGGAAGCCGCGCGCGGCGCGCCTGCGCCCATCGATGCGCTGGCCCGCCTCGCCGCCTACAACAACGGAGCCTGAGATGACCACGCCAGCCGAACAGATCGCCGCGCTTCAGGCCGCGCGCGACCGCATCATCGCGGGCGAGCAGGCCGTCAAGGTCGTCGCGACGCCCAACAGCCACGAGACGGTGTTCGGCAAGGCCGATCTCGCCCGGCTCGACCAGCGCATCGAGGCGCTTCAGGCCGAGGCGCGCGGCCTCTCCTCGCCACGCCGCGCGATCGGGTTCGTGTTCTGATGCTGGTCCACCCCACCACGGGCCTGCCGCTGCGCGGGCCGGCCATGTCCAGCCACGGCATGTCCCTGCCCGGAATGGCCGCAGCCGGCTCCGCCGTCTCGACCGAGGCGGCGTTCCGTGCGGCCTCCGCCGGCGGGCAGGAGTTCGCGGCCTGGATGGCGCCTCATCTGTCAGCGGATGGGGCCGTGCTCAGGGATCGCCGCGTCGCGGCGGATCGCGTCGAGGATGCGCACCGCAACAATTCGGTGGCCGTCGCGGCGACGATGCGGCTGGTGGATATGCTCGTCGGCGCGGGCCTGCGGTTCTCCTCCAAGCCGAAGGCGGAGGCGCTCGGCGTCAGCCGCGAGGATGCGCGGGCGCTCGGCGCGCAGATCGAGCGCGAGTTCACCCGCCACATGTCCGATCCGAGGAAGCGCATCGACGCGCAGCGCAAGCTCTCCGGCGCGGGTCTGATGCGCCTGATCGCCCGCTCCTTCGTCAAGCTCGGCGAGGCCTGCCTGATGGCGACATGGCGCGATGGGCAGGGGCCTTACGAAACCTGCTTCCAGGCCATCGACCCCGCGAGGCTGTGCAATCCCTCCGGCAGGCTGAGCGGCGCGAACCTCCGCGACGGCGTCGTGCTCGACAGCTTCGGCGCGCCCGTCGCCTATCATGTCCGCAATTCCCATTCCGGCGAGTTCGGATCGATGGGCCAGGCCACATGGATCACGATCCCGCGCGAGACCGAATGGGGCCGTCCGGTGTTCATGCATGTCTTCGAGCCGGAGCGCGAGGACCAGAACCGGGCTATGTCGCCCATGGCCCCGACGCTGGGCCGGATGCGGATGCTGGATCGCTGGTCCGACCATGAGGTCGCGGCGGCAGCGGTCAACGCGCTCTATGCGGCCTATGTCAAGAGCAACCTCCCGGTGGGCGAGGTCCTCGCCTCGATGGACCCCGGCGCGATGGGCGGCATCGAGGCGCGCCGCGCCGATTTCTACAGCCAGGCCCCGCTGAAGGTGAATGGTGTCCGCATCCCCGTGCTGCCCGCCGGCGATGAGCTGGTGATGAACGGCACACCGCGCCAGTCCGCCGCCTTCGGCGATTTCAACACCGCGTTCCTGCAGCAGATCGCCGCCGCGCGCGGCCTCTCCTACGAGCAGATGGCGATGGATTTCACCCGCTCGACCTATTCGAGCGTGCGCGCCGCGCTCAACGAGACGTGGCGCATGGTCAAGCGCCTGCTCGCCCAGTTCGTCGAGCAGGGGCCGGTCCCGATGCTCCTCGCCATCGTCGAGGAGGGTGTGGACAAGGGCCACATCATCGCCCCGCAGGGCTGCGCGCCGCTCTGGGATGATCCCGCCGCCTGGCTCTCGGGCCGCTGGATCGGGCCGGGCCGGGGCTACACCGATCCGGTGCGCGAGGCCGAGGCCTCGGCGCTGCGCATGGAGACGATGATCTCGACGCTGGAGAGCGAATGCGCCGAGCAGGGCTACGATTGGGAAGAGACGCTCGACCAGATCGAGCGTGAGGAGAACGAATTCGCGCGGCGCGGCCTCAACCGCGCCACCGTCGCATCCCGCATCGCGGCCCGCTCCGCCGCCGCCGCGCCCGCCGCGACAGACTGAAAGGCCAGCCATGCCGCTCACCCCGCGCCTCCGCGCGCAAGTCTTCAACACGCCGCTGATGATCGACGGCGCGCGCGCCGTGGCGATGCTCGGCGCGGTCGGCGAGCGCATCGCCGGCGCGCCGCTGCTCCTGCAGGGCGATGATCGCCAGATGGGCGTGCTGTCGGGCCGGCTCGACCGCAGGGTCGAGCGCGGACAGATGGCCGCCTATCCGAATGTCGAGGGCGTCGCGATCATCGAGGTCGAGGGCACACTGGTCGAAAAAGGCGCGTGGATCGGCATGGATTGCGGCGAGACCTCGTATGAGGGCCTGCGCATGCAGGTCGAGCGGGTCCGCCGCGACGCGTCGGTGAAGGCCGTCGTGCTGGAGGTCGACTCATTCGGCGGTCAGGTGTCGGGCTGCTTCGAGACCGCCGCCGCGCTGCGGCGGCTCGCCGCCGAAAAGCCGATGATCGCCATCCTGTCCTCGCATGCCTGCAGCGCGGCCTATCTGCTCGCCTCGCAGGCGAGCCGCATCGTGATGCCCGAGTTTGGCTTCGCGGGCTCCATCGGCGCGATCACCTTCCACCTCGATGTCTCGCGCCAGCTCGATGAGGCCGGCGTCACGGTCACGGTGATCTCGTCGGGCGCGCACAAATCCGATTTCACGCCGGTGAGCCCGTTGCCCGAGGATGTCGCGGCCCGCGCCCGGGCCGATCTCGACAGTGTCCGCGCCCGCATGGCCGAGGTTATCGGCGCGGCGCGAGGCAAGCGCCTCGACGCCGCCGCCGCGCTCGCCACCGAGGCGATCTGCCTGTCCGGAGCCAATGCGCTCAAGGCCGGAATGGTCGACGCGCTGGGCGATCCGCACGAGGCGTTCGCCGCCTTCGCGCAGGAAATCCGCAAGCGATAATCCGCCGCCGAGGGGCGGGCCTTTCACCATCCGACGCCGGCCCTCGTTCTGCGCAACCGCCGTCGCGCCCTCACACAGGAGTCCACCATGAGCACCAGCACGCTCGCAGCCATCGCCCGCGAGGCCTCCGCCTCAGTCCCGGTCGTTCCGCTCGTCATCGCCGAAACCAGCCCCGACGATTCCGCGCCCGGTGTGCAGATGCCAGCCGCCGATGCGGTTCAGGCGCTGCCCCCCGCCGTCGACGCCGCCGCCATGCGCGCCGAGGGCGCGAGCGCGGAACGCCAGCGCATCAAGGCCATCATCTCCTCACCCGAGGCGGAGGGCCGCGAGCCTCTCGCGCGCCATCTGGCATTCGAGACCGGCATGGACGCGGCCTCCGCCTCCGGCGCGCTCGCCGCCTGCCCGAAATCCTCCGGTTCGGGTCGCAGCCTCACCGGGGCGACGGTGCCCTCGCCGGTCGTCGCTTCGGTCGATCCCGCCGCCTCTGCGCCGGGGCCGAAGGAGCGCCTCGCCGCCGCCTGCGCCGCCCATGCCGCCCGCGCGGCCGGCAAATCCTGAAACCCGCAAATTCTGAAACCGCAGACGCGCCGGGCGCACCGCCCCGCGCGCCATCCGTCCAACCTCTCCAGAGGGCCGGCGCCGCCGCGACCCCAGCCAAGGAGCCTGAGAAATGGCCATCTTTCCCCCCGCTTCCGCCACCCGCCCGAAGACGCTCTCCGATGTCGTCAAGCGCGTGATCGATCCCGATTTCTCCTATCGCGCCGTCACCATCGTTTCGGGCGCCGGCGTGCTGGAGATCGGCCAGGTGCTCGGCCGCGTCACCGCGAGCGGCAAATTCGGCCCGCATGACAATGCGCTGAGCAATGGCCAGGAGGCCGCGCGCGCCATCCTGGTCGATCCGGTCGACGCCACGGCAGCCGACAGGGAGGCGCTCGCGCTGGTCTTCGGCGGCCATGTCAACACCGAGGAGTTGATCTTCAAGGCCGGCATCTCCGCCGGCAACAAGGCTGCGGCCATCGCCGCGCTTGAGGCCCAGCAGATCCTCGTGCGCGAGAGCTGACCCGCGCACGAACCGCATTGCGGCTGACGAGGCCGCGCCCATCCACGCGCCCCATCTCCCGGCCCCGGCCGCCAGCAAGGACCCCTGAAAATGAGCAAATTCGAGCTTCCCTTCGACGATGTCTTTCTCTCCACGCAGGTCAACATCCTGCCGAACGAATTCGGCATGATGAACGCACTGGACCTGTTCCCCTCGGAATCGATCTCGACGACGATCGTCGCGATCGAGCGCGTCAACGGCAAATTCCGGGTGCTCCCGGCCAAACCGCGCGGCGCGCCCGGCACGCCGGCCAAGTCCGAGAAGGGCGAAGTGTTTTATCTGGAGGTGCCGCATTTTCCGCACATCGACATGATCGCGCCCGCCGACATCCAGAACAAGCTCGCGATGGTCGATGGCCGCCTCGTGCCGATGACCGTGGAGCTGGCGACGGAGAAGAAGCTGCTGCGCATCCGCCGCGCCCATGCCATCACCCGCGAGTATCTGCGCTGCGCCGCGCTCAAGGGCGTCATCAAGGATGGCGACGGCGCGACCATCGTCGAT